AACCGCCGTGTGGCTAACGGTTACTTGGTGGCTATGAGCGCAGACCCAGCGACCCGTCAGGCTCTCGCCGCGCAAGGCGTAGATTTCGGTCACTTGCTGGCGTACTACCTTGACCCCAAGAAGGCTGAGCCAATGCTGACCAATAAAGCCAACCAAGCCCAGTTGCAAGGTTACGCCCAGAAGGTAGGCATTGCCAACCTGACTCCCACAATGGCGCAGGAACTCACACAGCAAGCCAAGTCCACAGCCAACCTTGACGGCACCTTCACCACCGCTGAGGAACAGAAGGCACTTGACGTTGCCGCTCAAGGCCAAGGTCTGACCGCTACCGCACCCGGTGGCAACGCCCCGACTGTGGACACCAACCAGTTGATCGGTACGAAGTTGGCTGGCTTTGGTGGCACCACCCAAGCCGAAGCCCAGCAAGCCGTTCAGCAAGCCGTACAGGGTCAAGCAGCCCCGTTTAACAAGGCTGGTGGCTACTCCAGTAGCACCCAAGGTGTTACGGGTATTGGTCCCGCACCACAGTAATACCTGCTACACTTAAGCATAGGCGTTCGGCCCCGGTAGCTCCGGGTGAGCTGTACGTATTCTCCGTTTAGGCCCGCACAACCCTGAACGCGTACATCGTGCGCCCCCTATCCGTTTCAACCCCTCTTGTTGAAACGCGTACCCGCTAAGGAGCGATTGTTATGTCAGAAGATTTTGATTACTTGGACGACGAACCAACCCAGACCCAGCCACTTGATCCGAACATTCGGAAGCAGTTGCGAGAGGCTGAGAAGGCTCGTAAAGAACTTGAGGCTGTCCGCGCCGAACTCGAAGCCGAGCGTCGCGAAGTCCAGTTCAGTCGTGCTGGTATCCCAGAGTCAGGTGTTGGAGCCCTTTTCCGCAAGGCATACGACGGTTCAGCAGATGCTGAGGCGATTCGTAAGGCCGCTGAGGAATACGGAATCCTAGGTTCACCTACTCAGGCCCCAGTCCAAGAAACTTCTAATGGCGAACTAGAGGCTCTACGTCGCGCCCAAGGTGCGACTATCGGTACGTCAGGCGCAATGCCCGATCCCGGTCAGGAGTACCTAGCCGCGCTTTCAGAAGCCAAGTCACCAGATGAGGTCATGGCAATCATTCAGAGCCAAAGTGGTCAATCACTCGGTCTCTGGTCCTCGCGGGGAGCGTTCTAACTAGAGGTCTTAAACCCTCTATCCGAAAGGACCCCCCATGGCGACTGACGCCTACAACGTCACAGGGACCGATGCGTACACCACGCAAGGATCTCTTGACTTTTCCAAGGCCGCTTATGACCGCATGGCTTACTTTGCCCTGCGTCCTGAGCTGTACTTTGACCAAGCTGCCGATGTTCAGCCGACTGCCCAGAGCATGCCCGGTTCATCGGTTGCCTTCACCATTGTTAACGACTTGAGCATTGCTTCAAGCGCACTCACCGAGAGCAACGACGTTGCTACGGTTGCCTTGAGCGACTCACAGGTCACGTTGACCCTTGCTGAGTACGGTAACGCCGTTCTCACCACCGCCAAGCTCCGTGGAACCTCGTTCGTGGACATTGACCCAGTAGTCGCCAACGTAGTTGGTTACAACGCTGGTGTGTCGCTCGACACGATTGCTCGCGCTGCTTTGGACAGTGGCTCAAACGTCATGTACGGATCGGGCCTCGGCGCTACCACGCTGAACTCGTCTGTCACTGCCCGTTCGGGTGTGACCGCAAGCACCACGCTGTCCTCGCTGGACATTCGTGCCGCTCGCGCTCGTCTGCGCTCGCAGAACGTACCTACCTTTGGTGGCTACTACGTCGGTTACATTCACCCAGACCTCGTTGCTGACCTTCAGGGCGAGTCAATCTCTGGCTCGAACGTACAGGGCTGGCGCGCACCTCACGTGTACTCGCAGCCGGGTGAAATCTGGACCGGTGAACTCGGTGCCTACGAAGGTGTCCGTTGGATTGAAACCCCACGTGCCCCTGTATTCCAAGGTGCTGGTGCCTCAGCTACGGCTGGTGTGTACACCATGAACACCGACGGTGTGAGCGGAACCTTCACCGGCAACGCCCCACAGGTTGGCGCCGCACTCTCCACGAAGTCGGGCGGTTGCTCGGTTTCGGGTACGGTCACCATTGCCACCGTTGCTTCCAACACCTTCACCGTTTCGGGTACGGGTACTGTCACCGTTTCAGGCGACAAGACCGTCACCGTTGCTGCCGCTGGTGTGAACGTGTACGGCACGATCATCATTGGTCGTCAGGCACTCGCCAAGGCCCACTCCTACGTGGACGGCAACGGCGCGTTCCCTCACGTCGTTCCCGGTCCTATCACGGACCGTCTGCGCCGCTTCGTGCCAATGGGTTGGTACTGGCTCGGTGCTTACGGAATCTTCCGTCAGGCGTCGGTCATGCGCATTGAGAGCGCCTCGCTCCTCGGTGCTGACCTCAACACCAACTTCAACCCCGCTGTTGACGACGGCGAATCCGGCAACCCACAGGCTTAGTCAGCCTTAGTCACTGAAAGAGGAACGGTTATGCCTTGGCCCTACGCATGCGCGGTCTGCGGATCACGCGACATTCAGGCTTCTGCCGATGAGATTCAATGTCTCATCTGTGGTCGCTTGACTGACAAGGACGGCATAGCCGTTCCTCTTAAGGTGCAGTTCACCACAGAGGAAAAGCAGTAATGACAATCCCTACCGGACAAGGACTTACTCAGGGCATTGACGCCGCCGATCTCCCCGGCTCGCCACTCGCCCGTCGCACCGCACGTGCCGCTTCTAACGACAGCAAGTTTGGCAAGTTGGGCAACACGCCTGACCCCTGCTACTGCGGTTGTTGCAAAATGGGTGAGGGTTGCTGCTAATGAACTCACGCAACTTTCCCACCGTTGACATGAAGCTGTTTCGCGGCGATGCCGAACACAACGACACTGGCTACATTCAGCAAGCCATGACCGCCGGTAACCCCGGTGCCACCCGCAACCTTCGTGGCGTCGAGCGCAACACTGCTCGCGGCGTTAAGGAAGCACCAATGATTATGGGTCTTACCCCAGTGGAACACGCTCCCGCAACGGACGCCCCGCCGGTTGACCCCTTTGATACGTATGAGGACGAGGACTAATGGCCTACCCCGGCGAAGAAATCCAGTCACGCGAGGACGCTGCCAAGCCGCAGATTACGTCTTACCGTGAGAGCGCAGTAGATCGTGCCACCCGCGGTGACGTTTCTTTCTACGTGGACATGACCCCTACGACGCTTCTTGAGCAGTCGCAGATGCGCGGTTATGACCGTACTACCAAGCCTGTCGGCATGGCTGACCCAGCTCCTACCCGTTGGGAGACTGTCGGTGGTCGTGCAAGCAACGACGTTCTCGCTGCTCGTCAACTGGGGTCACTGGGCCGAGACGACTAAGCGGGCAACGTGCCAACGTTCACGCCGCCTACCGTTTACGACAACCCACCGATCCTGCCAGATGCTGGCATAGCCAACCGCCTGTTTCGGTACTTCCCGAACCGGCCCCGCTATGTCGCCGTGTTTGCGCTGTCTGACGGCACGTTTGTGCAGGACACTCCCACCCCGGAGAACTCCAACACGAACGTTCCATACCCGTACAACCCTTGGTTGCCGGACTCGCCGTATGCCACGTCTTACTACGTGGATTACAGCGTGACCCCGCCACAGCCAACAGTCAGTAACACCAGCCACGAAGTGTGGATAACTACTGTTTATCTCGCTCCTACTTATGTGAGCGATGAGCAAGCGGCGGCTCTAACCCACGCCGGATACGGAGACTTGATTTCATAATGCCACGCTACGACTACAAGTGCGACACCTGCCGAACCGTCACCGAGGTACGCCAGAGCTTCACCGATGATGCCCTGACTACCTGCGATGTATGTGGTGGCGCTATTCAGCGCACCTACGGCAGTGTCCTCATTGCCCCTTCTTCCATGCCCACTCGATCTGAGGCGGCGCGTGTGGAGAAGGAGACTGAGGTTATGCACAAGGACGTAGCGGCCTACAAGCGTATGCGCAAAGACGGCGTTCAGCCCAAGACGATTAAGGGCGCAGCCGAACTTGAACAACGTGCGGGCTCTCGCTGGGAAGTAGAGACTGGCATGAACCTTGGTGGCAATGAAAAACTGGGTCGTCGCTTTGACGAGGCTCAGTCCGCTATTCAATCAGGACAGGTAGCAGAACTCTAATGGCAATCACCCTTGACGGCGTAGTCTCAGGTCCTAGTGGCTTTCTCAATGGCGCACAGGTGGACGCGTGGTATGCCTCACGCTTCACGTCTATCCCCGCCGCTGGAGACACCCCGCCAGCCGGTCTGCCCGATGCCGGCCCTGTTCTCACCGGCACAGACTTTGGTGGCCCCGGTCAGTGGCAACTAAGCGTTCCCTCAGTCGCCGCCTACTACGTGCGCGTTACCTACCCGGTGGGTGCCACCAACGCTAAGTCCTACTGGGCTTACGACAACTCACTCGTTCTCACTCAAGGCAACCAAGGAGCGCAGGGTGTCCAAGGATCGCAGGGCTACCAAGGGGCTACCGGCCCTCAGGGAAGTCAGGGTACTCAGGGTGTACAGGGGAGTACTGGTGCGCAAGGATACCAAGGCCCTCAAGGAACTCAAGGACTTACTGGCGCACAGGGAACGCAGGGCGTTCAGGGCTCGCAAGGCTCACAGGGCACACAGGGCTACCAAGGCAACCAAGGTCATCAGGGTACTCAGGGCTCCGCTTCGACTGTTCAGGGTCCGCAGGGATACCAAGGTTTCCAAGGACTAACCGGCTCACAGGGTACTCAGGGCGTAATCGGCAACACTGGTGCGCAGGGTCCGCAGGGATACCAAGGTCTGACTGGGCCACAAGGCACACAGGGTTATCAGGGCGACATGGGCAACCAAGGTGCGCAAGGCTACCAAGGTGTTCAGGGCGCGACTGGACCGCAGGGCTCGCAAGGTAATCAGGGTTTCCAAGGCACACAAGGCAATCAAGGTTTTCAAGGAACTCAAGGTAACCAAGGCGTACAAGGCTCTATTGGTAACCAAGGACCACAGGGTTATCAGGGCTACCAAGGCGCAGCCTCAACCGTACAGGGCCCACAGGGTTTCCAAGGTTCTACCGGCGCACAGGGCTCTACCGGCGCACAAGGATCAACCGGCGCACAAGGAGCTACGGGTTCGCAAGGACCACAGGGCTATCAGGGTAATCAGGGCTTCCAAGGAACACAGGGGAACCAAGGTGTTCAGGGTCCGTTCCAAGCCACCCTTGGTCAGAACCTAAGCGCCAACGGCTTCCGCATCACCAACCTTGTTGGCGCACAGTCAAGCACCGATGCTCCGCAAGCCATTGCCATACCTGCAATCTTAAACCCTTCAGTTCATGGTGGTATCTCTGGTGGCTTTGGTGCTTACAAGGCTTGGAACTTTGATGTGACGGCTATGACTGGTGGTTCTACTCAAGGAACTACATCGGGTATTGCATTTTTCACCGCCATTTCAATCCCTTACACAGCAACCATTAACCAGATTTCTATTTGGCAAACTACTGGTGCTGCTCCCTCAACGGGATACACGATTGGGCCTTACTACGGTTTGGGCATTTACTCAACTTCGGGAACGCTATTGGCAACTACCGGAAACCTTTTTTCTACTGGTCTTACAGGCTCCACGGGTATTTTGAGTTGGACTTTATCAAGTTCCTACTCACTCCCTGCCGGTAACTACATGATTGGTTTTCTTTGGTATGCCGGTAACGGCACAGGTGGAACTGCTCCTGCGTTTGCTAAACAGGCTGGTGCTGCTACTGCCGTTATTGCCAACGCGAACTGCCCCACACCTTCATCGGGCAAGTTAGACCAGCGGTGCGCTCAGTTCAACGGTGCTTACACCAGTTTGCCTTCACCATTTGCCAATACGCCTACTACTAACACTGGCTATTACTGGGCCGCACTTATCTAAAGGATCATAAATGGCAACTCTTATTACAGTTGGTGGCTCAGCCAGTACCGGAAACGGCACTACGTTTGGCGACCTCATTGAGAAGGTCTATCGCCGTGTCATGGGTGGTATCCGTGAGCGTACCGTCCAGCTCACCAACGCCATTACTGACGTTCAGCACACAGTCGTAGTCAACGGCTCACAGGCTGGCTCGATTGCCCCCGGTGTAATCCTTTCGGTGGAACTTGAACTCATGTACGTGACCGCGTGGGACGCCGCCAACCTGACCGCCACCGTCACCCGTGGCTACTACGGCTCGGTGCCAAGCAACCACGATGCCAACGTCATTGTCTATTTGAACCCCCGCTACTCTCGCTACGACATCGGTGTGGCAATCAACGACGACCTGCGCTCGCTGTCCAGCCCTACCAACGGACTGTTCCGCGTAGGCGTGGCAGAACTCACCTACAACCCCGTGTACGCCGGTTACGACCTTGGCGCACTGCCCAGCAACTTCACGGACATCTTGGAGATTCGCTACCGCATCGCCCCGCCGTACCGCACCTTTCCGCCAATCAAGAAGTGGAAGATCATTCGCTGGGAATCAGACGGCGGTGTGACTGACCCCGTGTTCCCTTCGGGCCGTGGCTTGGTTATTTACGAGAGTGGTTGGCCCGGTCTGCCTATCTACGTGACCTACTCAGCCCCCTTCGTGCGCTTTGTGGACACCGCAGACAGCGTTCTAAACACGCCTTCGACCAACGATGAAGCCCCACCCTACGACGGCTACTCCACCGCCACAGTTCAGAACCTGACCCCCACGATGTTGGACTTGCCACCGCTGGGCGCAGAGATTGACCTGACCCTGCCGCGTGAAATCAGCCGTAACTTTATGGAGTCACAGCCTGACCCCCGCAAGGCTCAAGAAGTCGCGCCGGGTGCTGTGGCTGGCTCGGCTAACGCCCTTATCAACCGCCGTATGGCACGTATGACTGAAGAAGCAGACCGACTCCAGCGCCAGTACACCAAGGTTCGTAGCTGGTAATGGCGGGCTCTGTCTCCACCACCACCCCACAGGGGCTTCACGCGATCCTGTTTGGCCGTTCAATCTGGTCATCAACGACCACGACTGCCAACATCACTGCCGTTAGTGGAACTGGTGGACCGCCTAGTAGCGCAATCGTCACAGTAACCGCAAACAATAGTTTTACAGTTGGTCAGAATGTATCGCTCGTTGGCACGACCAACTATGACGGCATCTACACCATTCTCACGGCGACTAGCACTCAGTTCACTTTCTCAAGTGGCAAGACCGGCGCAACCTCAACAGGCACAGCGGTCATCGTCACCCCACCCGGCACCGCCGGTTCTGCCGATGCCTACGACAGCAACTACGCCTCAAGCGATGTTACCGCCTCACTGCTGTTTAATCTCGGTCCTAACGCTGTGGCAATCGGTGGACGACAGTTCATCGTAGATACCTCTGCTGACCCTTACCGTCGCGACTCGTTTAAGCACAAGTCCGTTCCCGCTCAGCGCCAGTCAATCAACCTCACCAACATTGCCGGTGAAGGCACGATTAACACTGAGGGTCTGTGGCGCCGTGGTCAGGTGGACTGGTCAACCGGCGCAGGGCAGAAGTACCTTGACCGTAAGGCAACCTCTGACGAGTCTCGCTTCTACCAGAGCAAGGGCGTGGACGTATTCGCCAGCCCTAACCAAGTCACCCTGCTGAACGCTACCAAGGCGATTCGCAGCTCAACCAACACCAACCTCAAGGTGACTCGCTGTGACGGCTACACCTACATCATTGACGGCAACGCGGTCTATGAGTGCGCCGACATAACCGTTGCCAGCCCCACGTGGACGACAATGACCTTCCACAACGCCACTGGTCACCCCACCCCTAGTTCGTTCTACTCCATTGACGCCAACGGATCATTCGTGTTCGTGGCAACCGACACCGGCATTTGGTACTACCGCGCTGGTGGCACAGGTGGCACAGTCCACCGCTTTGAGTGCTACGCCGAAAACGACACCGGCACCCAGTTCACCGGCTACAACTTAGTGCGCTGGTGTAATGACCGCGTAGTCGCGGCATCGGGTATTCAGTTGTACTGCTTTGCCACTAACCATGTCACATGGCCCAATGCTGGTAACGCCCCTACTACTGGCGCCGACAACCTCTATGCCATGAGCAACAACTTGGCATGGACGTGGAGTGACGCCTGTGCTGGTCCGTCCGCTATCTACTTTGGTGGCTACTCCCAGACCAACAGCGGTGGTTACAACGGCGGTGTGTTCAAGTCTGGCATCACCGTCAGCGGTACTACCGTCACGGTTGCCGTCCCCACACAGGCGCTACCAATGTCTCCCGATGAGTACCCCACCTGCTTACAGGGCTACTTGGACTACATTTTCATCGGCACCAACCGCGGTATCCGCATGACCCAGCCCGACAGTCAGGGCGGTCTGACTAGCGGTGCCTCTCTGCCCACCATTGTCCAGCCGGTCAGCAAGCCGGTTCGAGCGATCACTGGTGACGGGCGCTTCGTGTGGTTTGGCTGGTCTAACTACGACACCGCCAGCACAGGTCTGGGCCGACTGAACCTGACCAACAACATCGCCAACCTAGCCTTGACCCCGGCGTATCAGTCCGACCTTATGGTGGGCGGTCCCGGTGAAGTGCTAGACGCATCGTGGGACCCCAGCCTTGGTCAGCCCCTGTTCGCCGTTTCGGGCAAGGGCTTCTACACCACCGACACCAGCAAGTATGTCACTCAGGGCTACATCAAGTCCGGCGGCATCACCTACGGCGTACCCGACCACAAGATTCCGGTGTTCTTTGACTACGGCGTGGACCAGCCCGACAACACCCCAGCCGGTGCCAGCGAAGGCTACGTCAGCGCAGAGCTTGAGATTGAGCCCTTTGACCCGTCACAAAAGCAGACCCTTACTATCGCCCCCGCCAGCGAAGGTCAGAGCCAAGTCTCGATTCCGTCAGGTTCGGCCTACAAGAGCGAGATGTTCCAAGTCAATGTCTATCTAAACAGCGACAGCGCACAAGCGACCACGCCCACCCTGTACCGCTACACGCTTCTGTCGTGGCCCGCAACCGTCTCTGAGACGCAGATTATTGTGCCGATACAGTTGCACCTAGTCAATGTCGTGGACGGCTTAGAGACGTATGTGGACCCCTATGAAGCCTTTATGTACTTCGAGGACCTGCGCCAGAGTCAGACGATCATCACCTACCAAGAATCAACCCTCACGGCAAATGTCGTCATCACCCTGATTGACTGGCAACCTCACAAGCGACAGGGCAACTACGAGTCCGGCTTTGAGGGCAACTGCATCGTGTATCTACAAACGGTGGGCGGTTACAACCCCTACCCCGGAATCCCAACCAACTAGAAAGTAAAATAAGTTCATGGCACTTACCTACCCCCAACGCGGTTTCGCTGGAGCGGCGGTTGCTGGCACTCTCGCTTCGCCGGGTCTGACCTCAACCGACGGCGCTGGCGTTACCTTCACTTCTAGCACCACCCTGACCGGCTGGACTGAGATTCCCCGTGGATCGTGGTCTGGCGACAACATCTGTGTGACCTTTGGCTACGGAACGGCGAGCGAAGAGAAGATTCTCTGCACCTTCAACGCTTCGACCAACACCTTTACCATTGTCACCCGTGGCTATGACGGCACTAGCGCCGTGGCTCACACCACCGGCTCGCTGTTCGTCAATGCCTTCACGGCTACCGAGGCCGCGGAACTCAATGCCGTTACCCAGTCAATGAAGAACCTGTTGCTGACCAACGGACTGAGCGCACTGCCCGCCGACATCTCCACCAGCGCCGCAGCCCTTGGCACCTCAACCAACCCCGCCGCCGCTGACCACACCCACAAGTTGAGCAACAGCACCCTAAACAACTGGCTGTCTGGCTCAGCATCGGGCCAGATGAACGCCGCTGTGACCGTGTACACCTCAAGCATTGGCGCTGGTGTTTTGCCTAGTGGCGTGACTATCCCCTTGGCGCAGGTCACCAACCCCCCAGCCGCCGACTCCGCTGACAGCTCGGCTAACTACGCCACGACCAACACCGGCACCGCCAACGCCCTGTCCGCATCGGTCAACCCTGCCGGTAGCCACAAGCAGTATGTATGGCGCGTGAACTTGACCCAGCAGGCTAACGCTTCGGCGGCAACTGTAGACATTACCGCCATTATCCGTTACCGCGTTGTTGGCGCTGCCACTTGGACTAGCGGTTCTGGCGCAAACATCGGCACCTGTGTTGCGACTAACGACTACCGCACCCTCAGCGGTGGTGGCGTGGTCACCCTCGGAACCGCAGACAACTACGAGTTTCAGATCGGTTTTCAGACCGGCGCCTCTGGACAGACAGTATCCCTCAACCGTATTCGCCTAGTAGTGGAAGGACTCAACTAATGGCTGGCAAGGACGTATCTAACGACATCGGCTGGTTTGCAGTCTGGGCCGTTCATAACAAGAACCGCTTTCACTACCTGCAATACCGCCCAGTTCAGTACGCCATTACCAAGGTGATGAAGTACGACTGCTCAAGTTTCGCTGCCCTCTGCTACCGAGTGGCGGGTGCTGGCGACCCTAACGGCCCCGTGTATCACTACAACGGCTACGGCAACACCGAGACACTTGCTCGGAATGGGCGCAGGATTCCAGCGTTTATGGCTCGCCCCGGTGACCTTGCGATCTTTAACGTAGGCAAGCCCCTCAGCACCCAGCACGTGGCAGTCGTGGTTCAGAAGGACGCCAAGAACCCCCTGCTCGTCAGCATGGGTCAAGAGGGTGACCCGTCTTTCTGTCACGCGAGTGACGACCACCGCCCTGTGACCTACTACCGGTTCGACACCACCCAGAAGTGGCCCAAGCTGGACTACGCCGCATGATTGCCTCACTTCACTGGGCAGACCTAGCCAACTATTCCACGGCTACGGCCCCTGCGCTCGGTCTGACCGCATGGCTAGGGCGGGTGTTGTGGAAGAAGATTCGCCACGAACTGACCCCTAACTCTGGCACCAGTCTCCGCGACGCCGTGGATCGCATTGAGGGCATGGTGACCGAAACCAAGCACGAACTTGAAAAGCACATCTCCTACCACAAAGGACAGGAATCGCAACAGTGAAGCAGGGTGACATTGTTATCTGCACCAGCAAAGGTCTAATCGGCGCCGGTATCCGCTGGGTACAGCACCGCAGCCGTAAGCACTACCTGATTCCCCCGATTGACGGACGCGACAAGTGGTGGCGATACAACCACATCGCCGTAATCAACGCCGACATGGGCAACGGACAATGGACTATCTTCCAAGCCGAGGCTCGCGGCGTGACCGACTACCGCCTACTCAGCACTGTTGCCCCCGGTGGGCACTACCAAGTTATATCCCTGCCCGACAGCGTAGATCGAGACAAGTTCTTGGAGTTTCTGCGCGGTCAGGTGGGCAAGCACTACGGCTACATGTCTATCCTGTCCTGCTTCGTGGACCTCATTCTCCCCGACAAGATTTGCCTACGCCAGAGCGACACATGGATTTGCTCAGGGCTGGTGGCTGGCGCCCTCTGGTACAGCGGTTTCCCCAGTGCCTACAAGTGGCCCGATCTCTACACCGTTGTCCCCGCCGAAATAGCCGAGGCGTGTTCTAACTAGTCCCTATGGGGGATACGAACCCCCTACTCCGGTTGCAACCAGCGTGTCGCCCACACTGCTAGGGATACCCCGTTGGCAGGATTCGAACCTGCACCTCATGATCCTCAAGACGTTTTTCAGGCGTCTTGAGATGCTCCCACTTACACCACAACGGTGAATCCTTCCACACGTCTGCTTCAGAATCTAACCCTAGAGTAGCACGTCTAAAAGTGTTCGTAAATAATCCTTGACACGTCAAAGTTGATGTGTAAGATGTTCTTGATGTTCAGATGAACAGAAAGGACAACCATGGATTTAGCGGAGTTTCTAACAACGAGTTCGCCGTGGCATAAATGCCCGGTGAGCCACGCCTTGGAGAAGTTGGACAAGGCTCAAGCTGAAAAGACCGTCGCCGCATTTGCCCACAAGGAAGTGCTGGCGTCGCGTATTGCTGAGTTGCTGACCAGTTGGAGTGGCGTGAAGGTGACTGCTTCTGCGGCCCGTCGTCACCGCCGTAAGGAGTGTTCCTGTGACTGAGATTAACGAGTTCCTAGTGACCAAGGACGAGCGCCTGAAGTCTGAGCGTGACAACCTCAAGCGTGAGAATGACCGCTTGCTCAAGTCCATTGCCGACCTAGAGCGCCGGTATGACATGGTGAGTGCCATTGACGGTATCCGCGCCACTAGCACCAACCTATGGCGTCTGCCTAAGCCTAAGAAGGGCGAACACCGGGGCATCGCTAACACGGTGGCGTCTGACCAGCACTTCGGTGAGGTGGTCAATCCTGACGAGGTTCAGGGCGTTAATGCGTACAGCATGTCCATTGCCAAGATGCGCTGGCAGACCCACATTGAGAAGTTCATCAGCCTGTCCAAGACCCAGCTGGGCTACCTGACTTACGACGGTGCCCACATTTGGTGGAACGGCGATGCCTTCTCTGGTGACATTCACGAAGAGTTGGCTAAGTCCAACGAGATGAGTACGCTCGCCACCGTTGAGGCGATGATTGACCCTATCGTGTCTGGTCTGCGCACTGCCGCGGCTGAGTTCCCACGCCTTGTCGTGTCAGCTCGACGGGGTAACCACACCCGCACCAGCAAGAAAACGCCGTCTAAGGGCCGTGTGCGCGAGTCGTTTGACTGGCTGTTCATGCGGATCATTGAGCGCGAACTCCGCGGGGTCAGCAACATCGTCTTTGACATTACCGAGTCAGATGACGGCATTGTCCAGCAGTACGACCATCGCTTCTTGGCTACCCACGGTGACCAGTTCCGTGGTGGTGGCGGTATCAGTGGCATTATGACCCCGCTGGCGCTGGGTAACTACCGCAAGTTGCGCCGCAACGTGTCCATTGGCAATCACCTTGCCTACGACACGATGATCTTGGGTCACTTCCACCAGTACCTGATTATCCCCGGTGTCATCGTTAATGGCTCGCTCAAGGGCTATGACGAGTACGCCTACACCAACAACTTTGGCTTTGAGACTCCACGCCAAGCGTTCTGGGTCACCACGCCGGAACACGGGCCGAGTTTCCACACGGCAATCGAAGTGATGAACAGAAAGAATGAGGGCTGGTAATGAGTATTGAGGACCCACGGGTATTCAACGAGCCATGGTGTTTGGAGTGTGAGGCGAACAGCCCCCGCTCCTGCAAGTGCGAGACAGAGGAAGAGGTCAGCTTTTACAGCGAGGACCCTAACGACCACCCTTTGACCCGCAGCGAAACGGCTCGCCTGTACCGCACCAACCGTGACTACATAGACGATGAGCCGTTCTGATGAAGGCGCTCAAGTGCCAGTGCAGTCACACGGTTGCTTCCCACGATGACGGCGTATGCAACGCTATGGTCTTTCTTGGGGAGAACCAGTGGATCAAATGCCACTGCCGTGAGGTAGTAATACAGATAACAAGCAACCCAGCCGTCACAGGCTGGCTGCGTAGTATGCGCAGAAGGGGGAAGTAATGAAGTGTATTTACTGTCAGCGCGAAATCTATTACATGGACGCTCAGAGTTTCTGGGTACATGTAGAGACGCGAGACGAGCAGTGCCGTCCGACCTTTGCCACGCCCGGCGAGGCTGAGACAACCTGTGTCTGCGGACACAACCGGGTGTTCCACGCGTTCACCGACGATGCAGTACCATGCTTTGCCAGCGATTGTCGCTGCCAAGACTTTCAGGGAGAAACCAATGATTAGTATTTTTACCGCAAGCCATGACACCAAGTTCCTTCACCGGGCTGAGTGGTCACTCATTGAGCAGACCGAGCAGGACTGGGAATGGATCGTGCTGTTGAACGGCCCAGCGATTGACCAAGAGTGGGAGCGCAGCGACCACCGCACAATCGTGCTTCACTCCAAGCTGACCGACAACATCGGGGCGTTGAAGCAAGAGGCCGTAGCGCACTGTAAGGGTGACATCATCATCGAACTAGACCACGACGATGAACTGGCGCCAGATGCGCTGGAGAAGGTCAAGTGGGCCTTTGACATTGACCCCAGTATCGTGTTTGTCTATTCCGACACGGCGCAGATTGACGAAGAGAGTAAGCCCGACATGAGCGAGTTCTCAGCAGAACACGGCTGGCTGTACTACACCGAGGGTGAGTACAAGGCCGCCATGTCCTTTGAGCCGTTCCCGCACAACGTGTCCTACATCTGGTACGCGCCTAACCACCTGCGAGCGTTCAGGGCATCTGCCTACGATGCGGTGGGGGGCTACAACCCTGAGCTGAGTATCTTGGACGATCAAGACCTTATGGCGCGGCTGTACCAACACGGCGAGTTCTACCACCTGCCCTACTGCCTGTACTTTCAGCGCATACACACAGGGAACACACAACGTGACCCTGAGAAGAACGCCCGGATTCAGACTGAGACACAGATCATGTACCACAACACCATTGAGGCCAACGCCTTGGCGTGGGCTAAGCGCCGGGGGCTGTACGCCCTTGACCTTGGTGCCTTCCACAACAAGCGTGAGGGCTACATCGGGGTGGACTTGCGCCACGGCAACAACGTGGACATCGTGGCGGACTTCTTGGAACTAGACCTGCCCGATAACTCCGTAGGCGTGATTCGAGCGGTGGACTTCTTGGAACACACGCCTGACCGCATCAGGGTCATGGAGAAGATTTGGCGCTTGCTGGCACACGGCGGCATGTTGCTCAGCGACACGCCCAGCTCAGACGGACGCGGGGCCTTCCAAGACCCCACCCACATCTCCTACTGGAACGAAAACAGTTTTTGGTACTTCACCGATCCCAACTACCGCAAGTACATTGAGTGCGAGGCCGACTTCCACACGTCGCTGCTCTACACCTACTTCCCGTCAGAGTTCCACCAAGTACGCCAGATTCCATACGTCCGGGCGAACCTAGTGGCGATGAAGAACTACAAGGCGCGTATCCACCCATTCGGTGGGCTACGCCACATCTGATTTGCAAATGTCATAACTGGTCACTAAAGTGGTGACTAGACAGAAAAGGGGGTTTCCAAATGGAACCGATTAAGAACCCGCTGATTACTCAGCTTCTTGCTGAGGAAATGTGGGGTAAGGCACAAACGCCTAAGCCAACTGCACTGGGTACGCCATTGCGTTACAGCTCTGCTTACGGGTGCGCTCGACAGCAAAGTTACGCCGCTTTTGAGGCACAGCCAACCGAGCCAGTTGACGAGGCGGGCGCATGGGTCATGGGCGTAGGCACGTTGATCCACGAAGCGTTACAGGAAGCGATTGCACGTCGCTACCCAAATGCCAAGTTTGAGTTGGGCACTGCTCACGGCGAGTACCTGAGCGGGTCATGCGACGCGTTCATTCCGTCCACCGACTTCGCTGGACACAACGGCGACATCTTTGGCAATGTCCTGTACGAACTCAAGACCATGGGCACCTACTCATTTGACAAGCAGGTGGGCTGGAACCGCATGCGCGGCGAGTACAAGTACCCAGAAGGCCCAGCGCAGAAGGCAATCGCTCAGGCTGGACTCAATGCCCTTGGCGTAGAGAAGCACCTTGGCGTGAACATCACCTACGTGGTGCTGGGGTCAATCACCTTTGAGGCACTCAGCGTTCAGAAGGCTCAGAAAATGGGCGTTGAGAAGTACAACCGGGTGCTGGCAGAGTTTTGGATTCCCCGCGAGCAGTGGGAACCATTGGCGCTTGCTGAACTTGAGCGCATGGAAGCACTGGGCGAACTTGTTACCAACGGCTATCTGGGGGCGCGTGAAGCCCGTGATGACGAAGGTAACACCACGATCTTGGACCCATTGGGGCGTGACTGGCAGTGTGCTTACTGCTCGTTCCGCACCGTCTGCACTCAGGACGGTTCCGGGATTATCCGTATCACGGATAGTAATGCAGTACCAACTAGTCAGGAAGGAAACCTGTAATGAAGTCAACAGAAATCAACGAACTAGCCGCGGCACTTGTCGCAGCTCAAGCGGAGTTCTCCGCAGTTCCGAAGGGGTCAGCTAACCCTTTCTTTAAGAGCAAGTACGCCGCCTTGCCCGATGTGGTGCAACACACCAGCCCGGTCTTGGCGCGTCACGGCCTTGCAGTCTCTCAGTTCATTGAATCGGGAGTGGACGCTAACGGTGCGGTCTATGACGGACTGACCACCTACGTCATTCACAAGTCAGGTCAGTTCATCGCACACACGATGCGCTTGCACTTGGTCAAGGACGACCCACAGGGTCAGGGATCGGCAGTCACCTACGCTCGCCGTTACTCCTACATGGCGGCCCTTGGTCTGGTGGCAGACGAGGACGATGACGGCAACAGCGCCAGCAAGCCACAAGCTCGCCCGCAGACCACTAACACGGCACCTAAGCCAGCGGTTGAGGCTACTGGGGCTATCAAGACCATTATCGAAGCGGCAGAACAGTTCCCCGATGATGAGTTTCTGAACTCACTGGCAACGCAGTACGCTCAGCGTGGCTCGCTCAGTGAGAAGCAGATCAACGCAGGGCGCAAGGCCGCCTACGCGTTGCTCAAGAACGCCGGGGCATCTGTGACCGACGTATTCCCCAACGCCACGGAGTACGCTCCCGGCGAAGAGCCGTTCTAGAAAGGAACGAACATGCAGAACAGCGAAGCGCGTAAGCGCCACGAAGAAGCGATGTACCAACTGACCCCGGCACAGGCGCTAGACGCCGTAATCGGCAGTCTTGAAGGCACGATTGCTATCGTCAAGAAGATTGTCGAAGCACTAGAAGGGCGCTCCAATGAGAGCGAACAACAGGCGTAGGAGCATCGGTGCGCTGGTTCTGGTGGCGGCAGGAATACTTGTCGCACCAGAGCCAGCACTGGCACCACCGGCACAGGCGGTCACTGTACGGCCCCAAACCACGACTACGACAACGCTTGTCCCCAGCTCCGTAATGGCGAAGTGGAACAAGGTGGCGTGGTGCGAGACACACGGCAACTGGAAGATGCAGGGCCCCACCTTCTCAGGTGCGCTCGGTATCTCCAACGTGGTGTGGAACGAATACGGTGGGCGACAGTTCGCTCCTAACGCTGGACTTGCTACTCCACAAGAGCAAGTGCTAGTGGCAATACGGATAAATGGAAACTATGTACCGGATCAAAACGGCTGTAATGGCGGCTGGTAGTGCTAAGTTTGTCCGATTACTTCAACTATGTAGTACCAATGACAGAGGATCAAATGACCAAATACAAGACAAACCTCACGGCAGTTTCATTATTTGCCGGTGTAGGTGGCTTTGACTTAGCAATGGAGCGCAACGGCATCAACGTTGTAGCGTCCGTTGAGATTGACAAACACGCCGCTGGCATACTCGCCAAGCGGTTCCCCAACAGCACGATCTTGAACGATGTGCAGAAAGTGAGCGGTAATGAGTTACGGAGCGCAGGGTTCATTTCAGATAGAGGCGTACTTACAGGTGGGTTCCCCTGCCAAGACCTTTCGGTTGCCGGAAAACGCGCAGGGTTGGCTGGAGCGAGAAGCGGCCTCTACTGGGAAATCGTCCGCATCATCGAAGAAACGGGGCCGGAGTGGGTCGTCCTTGAGAACGTTCCCGGACTACTCAGCTCAAACAATGGAAACGACTTTGGGGTCGTTATCGGAGCGTTGGTTGACCGGGGGTATGGCGTCAGCTGGCGTGTGCTTGACGCTCAGCACTTTGGAGTACCCCAGCGGCGGCGCCGTGTCTTCATCGTTGCGCGACGTGCTGGAGACACAGCCAGTTGCGCCAAAGTACTATTTGAGCGAACGAGCGTGCAGCGGGATTCTGCGTCGAGCGGAACGCCGGGGCAAGAAACTACCGGAAGCGTTGGACAGGGCGTTGAGGTTTCAGGCACTCTCACAGCCAACGGATTCAGATGCGATCTAAACAAGGCTGAGAACGGTCACTTGACCATTGAGCCGGTGGTGTTTGATGAGATGAACTTCACGACAACGGAGACACATCAGACACTACGAGCCGGGACACCTCAGTCCACGGGCGTAGTGGAGCCCACGCTCTATGAGCCCCACCACGGTGACGGACGAGCCACAGAAGGCGTAGCCAACACTTTGGCAGCACGAATGGGCACTGGTGGAAACAACACCCCAGTGCTTGTAGAGCCTATTGGTTTCAGCCACACTCAGGGGCTAGACGCACAGCCCTCTGCTGATGCATTCCCCACGTTGCGTAGTGGTGGTGCTGGTCATGCAGTCATGGAGCCTATCGTCAATCGCATGACCGCCATAGGTCAGTACGCTGAGGACGATGACACTGGGAGTTCGCTGACTGCCGTTGGATACAAAGAGGCCAAAGACTTAGTGATTGAGCGGACATGGTGGGACGGTAGCGACACCGCCGGATCGCTGACAGTAAACTCAGACAACCAACGCATGCCAGATAAAAGCAATTTCCAAGCAATCATTGAGCCGGTGGTGTTTGTCAAGGCTAAGCGGGCACAGAGCGACCAAGACGATGAGACTTGGAAGGCTGACGCCCCGCACCCGACCTTGAATCAGTTCGACCAAGGTGACAGTCGGACTGTCACCGCTGTGGTCGTTCCCGGTACTGTTCGACGCCTGACTCCAACCGAGTGCGAGCGCCTGCAAGGGTTTCCTGACGGGTGGACAGAAGGTCAGGCGGACTCTCACCGCTACAAGCAGATGGGCAACGCTGTGGCAGTGCCAGTCGTCGAATGGATCATGCAGGGAATTGTTGAGGTTATGAATGACGAGCAATAAGTGCACGCACATTGCGTTCAGGCTTGAAGAGTCCAGCGAAGAAGAGACATGGGACTTAGTTGAGGTTGACAACGATTACTGCCCCAAATGTGGGGAGAAATTGTGACGAGCGCTAACAAGGCCAAGGGCTCGCAGTGGGAGCGAGACGTGGCGGCCTATCTCCGTGAGAACGGGTTCCCAATGGCCGACCGACGTTACGGCGCTGGGGTCCGTGAGGACAAGGGCGATCTCGTAGGTGTGCCACGGTTCGCTCTGGAGTGCAAGAACCAAGCGAGCATCAACCTTGCCCAGTTTCTTGAAGAGGCGCTGATTGAAGCGAAGCATGCCAAGGCACAGTTCGGGGCCGCCATTATCAAGCGTCGTCGCAAGGCAACCAAAGACGCCTATGTGGTAATGTCTCTCGAACAGTTTGCTGAGCTGATACGAGAACAGTTATGAAACGGTGGGTCTGCCCACATTGCAAGATCGTGGTGGAAGCGATAGCGGTAGAAGTAGCGCATCGTTGCCCAGCGAAAAAAAACCAAATAGTGGCCTTTAGGCCGGAAACCAAGAAAGAAGATTAACCATGTATGCACCTCTGATTGGCAACGTAGTTGCTGACCCAGAACTGAAGTTCACCGAAAAGGGTGGCGCAGTCGTATCATTCACCATTGCAGTCAAGGAGAAGCGCGGCGAAGAAGAGTACACCTCATTCTTTGACTGCTCGGCGTGGGGAACCATGGCTGAGAACATCGCCAACTCATTCCACAAGGGTGACCGGGTAGTTTTAGTCGCCAAGCCGAAGCAGCGTTCCTACACCGATAAGGACGGAAACAAGCGTTCGGCTATTGAGTTTCAGATCGAAGGCGCCGGACACGACCTTCGTTGGCAGACAACCTTTGCTACCAAGAACCAGTAATGTCTGAGACTTGGCGGGAGCTGGCGGCGTGTCGTAATGCCGATGTCAATCTGTTCTTTATGGAGCGGGGAGACAACGGCGACAACGAGCGCATGAACCAAATCATGGCGTTCTGTGGCCCATGCCCAGTACGCCAAGAGTGCCTTCACTACGCCGTGGACAACCACATTGAGTACGGCGTGTTTGGGGGCGTTGCAACAAGAGGCCGCAGGAGTGTCCGAAAGGCACGACTGGGTTATTGACTTTGCGTGGCATCTGTGGCAGGGTGTAGTGAGTGGTTACTACTCCGTCACAGGTGCCATGCAAGGGGTTGCTTGATCTATTCTTTGACGAGCAACCTGAGAGCATTAGCGCAGCGAAGTCTCTATGCGAGACGTGCCCGCTGTGCGCTGAGTGCCTACTAGGTGCCCTAGACCGCGCAGAAGCGTATGGAGTCTGGGGTGGCACCGATTACGAAGAGCGAGTGGACATCGCCATTCAGTTGGGATTCACTCCACCGAGTCGCAAACCTTCAGTCGCCCACGGCACGAACCGAGGTTACGACTGGCACCAACGCGAGGGCGTACCCATTGAGTATGACGAGAACGGCATAGACATCTGTGGTTGCCGTACTGCTTACTTAGCCGACGCGCGTAAGCGTGTTGCTAGATACCGAGCGCGTAAGCGGGCTGAGAAGAAATAGCGCAACCTCAAGATTATCTGAGTGCAACTCCGAGATTATCGGAAGAGCCGGATCGGGAGCCACCACCGGGAGTTAATGGGGCTCATTACGCGCTGACTAGACGCACCGATCCGGCACTGTTGAGAATAGCACGACCCCGGCGGCGTTGCAAGTAGGCCACAATCGAACGCGAGCGCGGCCCGTTGATCGTCCTGAAGTGAGCTCTAAAGTTTTTTAGAACATGACTTGACGCGGGCGCGGGAGTGGTGCTAAACATTCTCTAAGGCCGTGACTGGCCTAGGCGCTAACAGTGGCGCCGCTATTAAGGGAGTTACCTTATGAGTAGTACGGGTAAGGGCGCATTAGCGCCAACTTGGGGCCGCGTGTCCTATTGGGTAGAGCTGGGGCATGATTTCACGCCGGGCAAAATAGACGTTTATGTCGAAGTGTTCACCCATTGGCGCGGGCAGTTGGTCCGAGCAGAATTTAAATTCAACCGTTACACGGTTTCACGTTGGAACGATGACGGCAGCCGGGCGGGGCATGAGCTCTCCGAGTGGCGCGGCTATGTCCACACGGCGGGAGAAGTTGAGTCAATCGAACAGCACTACGGCGCTAACACGTTGACCGATACGGCCCGCCGTCGCATTGGTGAGGCATTTTCTGAAGATGCCTTAGAGATTGTCAAGGGCGCTAACGGTGCATTTGAGGGCGCAATTGTGCGGGCTATGCGTGATCTCTTGGCTAAGTCCTACGATCCTTTGACCGATTACAACCGGTTTAGCCGGGCCTACGATGATTCAGCCGCACTGGGGGGCGATGCTTTTGATGTTCTCCGGTCCTATGCCGTAGCTCTTGAGTCTGCCAAGGCCGCCGCCGTTGCCGTTACTGAATACTGCGATTTGGTCAAGGCGGGCGCATAATGACTACGCGAGACCTGAACTATCCCAGCGTTTTGGAGATTCGACACGGCGCCTATGCGCTAACGATCTCTTACGATGAATCGCCAGAATCGCCGCGTGAGTGGTCGTCGTTTGGCACGTTCTACCTATGGCAGCGCGGCTACGTCTCGCCGGATAAATGCGAGTACGGGAGTTTCGAGCGGTTCATAAATGAGTGGGCCGGTTTGGAGTGTGTGAATTGCGGCTACCTGTCCGGGGACCATGCGGTTTGGCGTACTGGTTGCGCCGGGTACACGCCCGATAAGGCCGCGCCGGGTGCCGATCCTGACGCGGTGCTATTCCTAGTAAGTCACGATGACGGCTATTTGCGGCACCGGTTCACGGTAGCGGACCTGTTAGCAGATTCGGACGATCTAGAACGATACGACGGCGTACTATTCGCCACGGGTGAGCAGGTCCGCGCTGAATGGGCCGGCGATACGGCAGCGGCGATTAGTTGCCTATTGGGTGAGTTAGAGACGTATTCGGCCTGGGCTAATGGCGAAGTGTTCACGGCGGGTTGGTCCCGTTTCGATACTTGCGGCGCCTGTTCTCATGAGTCCGAGACTTACCTAGAGTCGGTAAGCGGGTTTTATCGCCCATTTGATCCGGCAGACTACGCGCCAGAAATGCCGGGCGCGGAGCTGGTAGCGATTCTGGCAGAGTTCTATGAATGGAGCGGTAACTAATGCGGCGCGGGTTCTGTGCGGTCCTAAGCGGACTAACGGCGTATTTCATCGCGTTGGCGGTGTATCGTTGGGAGTCGCAGTATTCATGTCCCGCGAGTGTTTGCGGTCCTGATGAGTTGCCTACATGGGTTTTCATTTGCTCGTGGGGCGCGCTGTATCTGTTAGCTTGTAAGGGTACTGGGCGCCGATAGGCGAACGGGAGTGATGAAGTACCCCGGCGGGGCGGTCCCGTTGGGTTTGACTAGTTGGGAGACTAGAAACATGTTCAGATTTACTATTAACGCCAGTGATTGGGCCGATCTCGTAACGGCGGCGGCATTTGCCGGTACCGATTTGGCGCGGCCCATTCTCATGGGTGTTTTCTTTGAGATCACCCGCACCGGGGACGAAGTGACGGTTAAGGCCATTGCCACTGACTCTTACAAGTTGGCAACAATCGAGCGCGGCGGCACCACCTACGCGGGCGAGAGTAACACGCTTGAGGGTATCGCGGACGGCGAGACGGTGACGGCGCTAATCAGTGCTAAGGGACTGACTGCGGCGAGTAAGGCGGCTATTAAAGACGCTGGCAAGAACGGCGGCCTACGCGTGACGGTGGACCCTGAACACGGGCGCGCGGTCATTGCGGGCTATTACGGCACGTCGCTTGAGTATCCCGCCGAGCTGGTGGACGGCACCTATCCGGCGATTAGTAACGCTATCCCCGCGGACTCGTTCTACCTGAACAGTAACGGCGTCACGGGCATTGGACTTAACCCGCACTTCGTCGGACTGTTTGCGAAGTTGGCACCTTGGAGCGCCAAGAGTCCTACGGATTCGGCGCGCTTCGAGTTCATTGATGAGAGTAGGCCCATTCGCGTGGCTTCGCGTGACGGGCGTACGAAGGCGTACCTAATGCCGGTTCGGGTGATGTAACAGATTCACGCGGCGCCATTGGCGCGAGATTAGGCCCGGTCCCGTAATGGGGGCCGGGTTTAATCATGTCCGGGTGCAACTTACGGCGGCGAAGTGGTGCAACTTAGGGCGCCTAGGTATTTGATCTGGAGCGCGTGACTGTTTGAGCTGGTCCCCGGTTTGATCTTGGGGCGGTGCAACCTTGGGCGGCATGGTGTCGCGGGCGCCCGTAATCGGGTAGGGCGTACCATGGGCGGGACTGTTTGCGGGCGTGAGACGGCACCTAGGCGGGCGTGATTCAAGCAACTTAATGCGCCATTGGAGCGCGGGCGGGTATCGGCGGTCATGAGCATGGCGGGCGGGTGCCAGAAACGAAACTACCCGCCCATTACGGGCGGGCAGAATCGGGGCGGGGGCGGGCTATTCGTTAGTGTCCTCGCAATCGTGGCCGTAGTAGTACTCGTTCGCATCGTCCTCGTTCAGTAGGTCGAATACGCGCGAGCATTCAGGGCACTTGGCGCGGGTCCGCATTAGTACCATTCCTTGAGTTCAGTCACCACGATGACGGCACCGTAGGCGAGTATGGCGGGCACCGTTCCAACGATGAACGGCCACACACTACCGGGGTACGCGTTCCATATGGCGCCAGATACGCCTAGCCACGTTGCAAGGGCAATGAGAACGGCGGCAACGATCTGCGATTGTGTCGCGTCTTGAAGCGTTTCGATCAGTCGCCGCATTAGTTCTGCTCCCCTGAGCTCGAAAGAAAGGTAACGCCTGAATAGATTTCGTCACCCGCCGTGATTGCGTTCCATTCTTCAACAGTCAGGACGTGGGCGCATGTGTGCCATTCGGGGTGCGTGTCGTCGACATAGCCGTCAGTAATGAGCAGGCGCATGTTTTCGATTCCGCCGTCGTAATGGCGTACTAGAACGGTTTCGACCGTGTATTCAGCGTCATTGCTCAGTTCAGTGATAATGCGAGACTCAAACACGCGGGCGTGTTCGATCGCGTCACGGGTGAACGTTTTGGTGTATTCGCTTTCGCCGCATGCGATAAGGACGGCTAGGCGCCCTACGGCAATGCTCAGCATTTCGTACTGCTCACTGTGCGCATTTGCTACGCCGTCGCTCCATTGGAGCGTGTAGCCGTTGTCGTCTCCAAGTATTTGGATAGACACGTCGCCGTAGGCGGTGTCAATAACGGTGTGTGCCATGTGTAGTCTCCCAACTACTTACGGCGGGACTGTTCCCGCCTAGCCCGTCATGGGCGTACCGTTAGAGTAGCACACTCTCACGCCATGCGTGGCATTTCACTAGATCAGAATGGAGCAGGGTTAGAAGTGACTTAGCCCATCTCCCCACTTATCCACTTACTTTACACAGGTTCCCCCACAACCCCCAAACTCTGACCCGGTGTGTGCCCAGAGGGGGTGTGTTTCCTATATATGTTATCTCTTCGCTGGGAAACTATCACTTTTTGCCTGATGAGGTGGGTTGAACGGGGTGTGGGTAACCATGTGGGTACAGCTGTGTGGAACAGATCGCGGCGGGCGTGGGGCTCAAGAATGGCTGTCATCAGCGGTGTCAATCAGTGCTGTAAAAACTGGTGTCAAAGGGGGTCAGGTTGGTCTGGTTATTTGATGCCGTGAGAACGCCACACAGACCCCTTAGCGACCAGCCTAAGAGAAGCCACAGCGCACCCCGCGGGGGCTCGAACTAGACACCTTGGCGACCAACTACACGCCTGAGCATCTTCGCCTGACAAGCAAGTATCGTTTCTAAGTCACCACAAGACAAGTATCCCGGCAGTCACCAATGGTTTTACCCACGCCAATCCACCCGGCTTGTTTCAGCAGCTTCTCTCATCTGCGCGAATCTCAGAACAATGAGCCCACTTCTTCCGTCGCACGAAGTGGTTGCCTGTGAAGTCTCGATATCGCCACCGGGGTGTCCGGTTGTTCGGCGGGTCATTTCCACCAGTACGGTGATCATTGCGTACTGGGCACAGGCTACTGAACTCAGCTCTAACCTGAGTACACCGGAGATAGTCACTGGCCCAAGTTCCCGCGAGTATGTGGCGGCAGGTCAATCTCTTCCGGTGGGGCCCCAGCCCTATGGACGCTTTCGCGTGACCTCAAGTGTAGCACATACTGTGACGCACCAATGCCACCCTTACCCGATCCTGCTTCCCAGCGGTATCGAATACGGGTGGCGTCCTTGAGTGTGCCGGGTTAGAAGTTCCCCGACGAGCTCATCGTAGCACAGAAAATCCCCCCCGGCGGCAACCGAGGGGGATTCTTGGCGAGGATTTTGCATTACCGTTCGCCCTTAAATGAACACGACTACATCGTAGCACTTTTGTCGTTATCTCCCTAACCTTTAACACGGGCCGTCGCTATTAAAGTTTAAGGCGCAACCTTTAACACGGGCCGACAATACCGAAAACGGTATGGTTCTGCCAAATCAGATAATAGATCGCCGCCAAATCGCATAACTAAAGTTGAGCCGTCTCAAAAGCAAAGTCCCCGCCAGCCAAGGGGGGGAGCTGACGGGGACTTCGTTCGCAGGGTAATGCAACGCCGGGAAACGCTCCCGGTTAGGTAAGACCTACATAGTAGCAGGTGTAGAATCGCGGCGTGACAGTTATCGCAGGATTTACCAACGGCAAGGACTACGCGATTGGCGCGGACAGTGGTGCCTTTGAGGACGGTTCGTATCTCTACGCTCAGACCAAAACGCCCAAGGCGTGGTCAGTCGGCGGTACGCTCATCGGCGGGGTGGGCTCGTTTCGATCTATCCACATCGCCAAGAGTTCCGGTCTTGATGATCCCCACAAGTTGCTCACCCACCTTCTTGAGCAATCAGCCCCAGCGGGCTGGAGTTTGTTGCTGGTGACCCGCAAGGCGATTACTGAGGTATCGGACGAAGGCGGGGTCACGGTGTACCGGGCACACTACGGCGCAATCGGGGCCGGTGCTTCAATCGCTATCGGTGCTATGGCGGCGTCAGACAAGTTTGCACGTAGTGCAGACGTAGTACGTCGAGCCATGGAAATCACCGGCAACCATTCCCTCTACTGTGTGCCGCCATACCTGTATTTTTCTAAATAACTTTTTAGGGGTGCAGCGAGACTAGTATGAAGGACTATGACGCACACCCACCAATGGCAACTACTCGTTTCTACCAAGGCGTGGGTCTATTGCAGTTGTGGTGCGAAGTTCAAGCTCCCAGCAGACGCCACCGGATCACGCTACAATGGACCTGTACCTGCGGAGTTCCAATAAGGGGGAACCATGAACACTGAACAACGTATCGTCCAATCGCTTATGTTTGAGCTGGACGAAGCCAAGGCCAAGATTGCTGCGCTTGAGCAGTCACAAACAACTGAAGGCACACGTAGTGAGCCACCAGTCACAGAAATCGGTGCAAGTGGCATTTCTGACGTGATGCCCACAAATGAGTGCGACCACTTGGTCTACATGAGCGAAGGCCGACCTGCACGGATGCACGCCCGACTGCGCCTGACCTTCTGCCCGAAGTGCGGAGTGAAATTGTGACCCCCAAAGAACGTCAAGCCCTGCGAGAAAAGCATGTGCCTTGTACCTGCGGAGCTTGTTATGACGAAGGGCCGGAGTGCGTTTGGTGCGCCGAGATGGACTACCCCTGCGATGTAATCAAGTTGCTAGACGCTACCGAAAACCTAAAGTCCAGCGACCTCAAAGATGAAGTTGAGTGCGACCACCTCAAAGGTGGCGAAATTCACGAATGGGAACGCAATGTCTGGGTGTGGTTTACCTACTGCCCTAAGTGTGGAGAGAAACTATGAGCGCCGAAGAACGCCAA